AGTGGCCAAGCCTGTGTTCAACGCACTGCCTGCAGCGCCTGGCAGGAAGCGGCTGAGCGTGCCCATGGGGCTGAAGCCGCCGATAGTGCCGCCGCCGCCAAAGTAACCGGTGGCTCCGGCCATCAAGGCCTCTTTGAGGTTACCACCACCGGCCAGAGTCACGCCACCAGCCGCCACAGCAGCAGTTCCTGCCTTGCCCAGCGTCATGCCGACGGCCGTTGGTCCGAGGACAGCGGCCAAACCCACTGTGGCCAAGACACGGCCAACAGGGTTCTGGAGCACCTTCTTGAGGGCGCTGCCGATCTTCTTAAAGGCCTTCTTGAGGAAGAACTCAGGCAGGCCTGTAACAGGGTTGATCGTGCCCGAGCCGCCACGGCTCTTGAGCAACCGGGCTTCATCTGGGGTGATGTGAGCCAGCATGGTGTCGCCATTGCGACCCTGAGCGGCCAGGAAAGACGCCACGTCGGCCAAACCGCCTTGGGCCATGGCCAACGGCTGAGTTCCGTCGAGGCCCTGCATGGCATCTACCCCCTGCACAGGAGGCACGTCCGTCATGGGGGCCTGTGCCCCTTCAAACTGCATCAGCTGCATCTCATGCAAGAGGGAGATCAGTGCGCCCAGAAACTCTGGATCGTACTCTTCCGGCATGTCTTCAGGGTCGATGACGTCGGTATTGATGAGGTTTTGACGCAGCTGGTTGTACTCAGCGGGGTTCTGAGACATGTAGACCAGGGTCTCAAGCAGGGAACTGATCTCGTTCGGTGACAGTTCCACGTCAGCCAGACTCTCGCGCATGGTCTGTTTGAGAGCAGCGTACTCCTCAGGGCTGCGCTCCTGGAGCACCGTTTGGGCTGCGTCGTAAGAGTCAGCGCTTGAAACAATGGGACGGTCGTCCGCAGGCGCTTCGCTCTGCATGGGCATGCCGTCTTGAGGCAGCGCCATGATTCCTTCATTTACCATGATAGTCCTTTCCAGTTTTTGCCAGTAGCCTCACGTGGGGCTGCGCGCCGGGAAAGGACGCGTGAATGGCTGAAATTATCCAACAAAAAGTCAAGTTTTGTCCACTCATTAGGACCTGTCCATCTCTAAAAAGGACAATTGGAAGTCGACTGTGGCCACGCTGGAGGTGACTTTTAAGATGTCCCCGGTTTCCATGATGCACGGAACGCCGCTGAAAACGTCCATGGTCTGGTTCGTGGGCAGTGCATAGTTTTTCAACAGGGCAAACGCCGTGGCCCCGCCGCTTGGAAAGACGTTCACGGACAACGAGGTTACGGCCGCATTGCGGTTGGTCACGCGCAGGGAGGACAGAACGGCCGTATTGGCGCTGGGCACGGTGTAGATCGTGGTCTCCGTGGCCGCTGCCGGGGTAAGGTGCTTGCGCAGGTATTTGTTTGCCATGTCACATCGCCGCTACAAAGTTGATGGTGAGGATTACCGATGGGATTTCGGGGCGGGTGGGCGTCGTCTCCACTGCATAATGTTCTAAAAACACGTCAGTGCTGCTGGCCCACCAGGCAATTTCCAGGTAGTTGGTAGAAGGGTCGTTGACCGTGAAAATACCTGTGATGGCCGGGACGGCATGGCCCCAAACACTGCTGGTTTTACGAGCTGGAACGTCAAAGCGGGTACGGCTGGAGGGGTAGTTGACGCCCGTGTCCTTGGCCCACACCTCAAACTCCTGCACGGCGTTGCTGCGATTGGAAACCTGCAAGGTAAACGTCACCAGATATTGGCCTCCGCAGGGCACGTAAATCTTGCTGTTGTCGACCACGCGAATGCCATTGGCCGCCGCTACAACGTCGTAAGTCAGCGGCTTTTCGGCGGTGGTGCTGACGAGGGACTGGTCCAAGTTGGAAATCAGCATGGCATGCGGCAAGATGATGCCGTTGGAAAACTGAAAGCCGCGCAGTCCGCCCGCAAAACCGCCGCCTGCCCCGGCGTTCATGCCCATCCATGCCGCTGCAGCAGAGACATCTTGGCTGGTGGTAGACGCATAGGAGGTATTGAGCTGCAAAACAATCTGCTCAAGCGAACGCACCAGTTGGTTGAACTGGGCCGGGTCGTAGCCAGACTGTGTCGCGTTGGGCAGACGGACGTTGTTGATTTTGCTCATCGGATGCCGTCCGGTTGAATGTCAACGCGCATCGTGCCAAAGCGCCAGTTGGTGTCCACCTCAGTGCTCTCAATGCGCAGTTGAATCTGACGGCCTCGTGCGCGCGTGTCCACCTTGTCTGTAGTGGGCGTGATGACGTAGGGGTCCAAAGAGCTTGGTGTGGCGCTGGTCTGTGGGTACAGGCGCAAGAGCAGCCGCACCGTCAGGTCACCGACTTGGTTCTTAAAGTCCGGGATAAAGCGCTTCATGAAGAGCACCTGGTCACCGTCACCGATGTCGAAGTAGCCCGAGTAGACATACGCAAAGATAGGGCTGCCGTCATCGTTGACGCCGCTTTCCTGGTTGTACAGGATAGACCTGCCCGGTGTCAGCCCAGCGATCGGAGTAAGGCTTGCTTGCGTTGCCAGGGGGTCGTACTTCGTGGCCAAGGGCCGTGGGAATGAGCCCGTGTCCCGCCATGCAGTGCGCGACAGCGTCCCGATGGACCACACGTTTTCCAGGTAGTTGTACGTCACGCAGCGGTTGACGTATGAGCTGTCAGCGGTCGGGTAGTACCACGTCACCTCATTGAACTGGGTATTGATGCCCACGTTAACAGCGAAGGCCTGTCCAAGATTGATGTTCTTGTAAACGTAGTCTTGCACAGTAGACGGTATCTTTTTCACCGTACCGTCGAACACGAAAAACGCGTCCTTGCTCATCCAATACGCCACGCCGTTGACGTCAGCACAGGCATGTGGGCCGATGATGCCGCAGTTCGCGCCCAGCTGTTGAAAGCCGAATGTGAAAGGTGGCCCAAGGAACTGCTGGCCGTGCAAGGCAGTGTCCGTCCAAATCAAAATCTGGCCACGCGAGCGCAGGGCAGCGATGATTTCGTTGCCGTCCGTGAGCCGTTGTCCGCCGGCCGTGTTGGTAGCGGTGGCCACAAAGTCCCCGATGTTTTCCTGGCTTGAAAAGCGCACGAACATCGGGTCTTGGCTGGTTGGATCGCCGAGCACGGACTCCGTGCCAAAGCATACCAAGTGCCTGTCAGGCGTGGAGATCAGGGCAAAGGCGCTTCTTGTCGGTGCCCCTGCAATGGCAGTAGCCCGTACGCTGAGCCCCGAGTTTGGAGACCACTGGTAGATCGCTCCGTTGACAAGCTGAAGAATAAGGTCCTCGCCGTAGTTGTCAAACTGCCAGACCCGTGATCCCAGGGCAAGTCCAAGAACTGTCGGAGGACGGGGCGTGTTCCAAGTAAAAGCGTTCCACGCGCCCGTGTTCCACCCGTAATCGAAGAAGCTGACGTCGCTGCCCACATTGATCTGATACACCGCGTTGGCTGATCCGGCAGCTGTAGCGGAAGAGGTGGCAGCTGTGGGGGACAGAATGGTGTACTGACCACCACTCAAAATCTGCTGAATCTCAAACTCCCCCGTCAAACTGGCATTCGTGATGCCGCCAGGATTACCTGTGACCGTGTTGAACGTCACAAAGTCCCCGACCACCGCACCGTGGCTGGCGTCGTTAACCGTGACCACGGCCGAGCCGTTGGTGGTAGTGAAAGTGACCGTGTCAGTTGCACGAATAGGGGTGATGTCTGCCCAGTCCCCGCCGTAGTAAACGTAAACCTTGCGGTTGGTGCCGAGGACCATGTAGGGCGTGCCGTCCAGCGCGTTCCAAGTGAAAACTTCGGAGACCGAGCCCACGAAATGAATCTGCGGGGTGTTGAACGATTCCCAGCCGCCAATCTTTTCCGGCAGGCCGTAGCGGAATCGCACAAAATCCGCATCCACCCAGCCGCCTTCCGCACCGTATTCGGTGTTTTGCTTGTCAACGCCGGGTTTGAGAAAGAGTCGAAGAAGTGCCATGAGTGCGCCTTATTTCGTTGGTCCGCAGCCGTGGTCACCCCTTTGCGGCGCGCATGTTGTCAACCAGGTTGGGGTACGGACGGCCTGCTTTTTTGGCAGCAGCTTTTGCCGCCGCCTTCTTGGCAGGGGTCAAAGCCTTGGGTTTTCCAAGGCTCTTGGGGCGTTTCTTGTCCCAGATCGGCGTGGCTTTCATAAAAACTCCAGTTATTTCATGGTCATGCCTGAGGCAGCAGGGATGGTTGTGATCTCGATGGCAACCGATTTCTGAAGGTTCAAGGCGTTGCCGCAGTCTGAGCAGGTATCAGCGTCCAGCTCCGCCGGGTCCAGGTCATAGCCACACGCGCCACAGACCACCTCCACCAAATGAGAAGGCTCAATACCGCCTTCAGGCAGTGTTCGGGACGGGTTTTGTACTCTCATTGGAAGGACCTTTCTGCTATCAAATAGCCCCAATTACACCACCATTCACCCCGCATGTCACCTAGGCTTGCATGCTTTGCATCGCACTGGCGTAGCGCTTTTTGCGGTCGTCAATGCCAATCAAGCCTCCGTTGATCTTCCTGGTCAACCCTTCAATGTCCTCGGCATCGGCAAAGGCATTGCATTTGTTGGTTGACCAGAACCAGGCGGCAGAGCGGGCAGCGTACACGGGCTCGAGCAACAGGTCAGGATTGCTTACAAGATCAACCCCAAGCCCGGCGCTGCAGGCACGGTGATTATCCTTGCCGGTGAGCTGCTTGAGGCCCCTTCCCCGGTACTTCCACCCTTCGCCAGACTCGGTGGGACCGTTGCCCATGCGATTGCTGTACACCACGTTAGCGATCATCTCCGGCTTGCGGTGAAGGGCAAGGGCGAACTTGTTGGGCTGGTTCTTGCCGTCCTTCTTGACAGGCTTGCCGTCAGGGCCAAGCACTGCGAAGCGTTTTGGCCAAATTCCGGCCATTCCATCAGCGCTGTAGTTCAGGTTTTCCTGCAGGCGCTCAAAGCCGCCCGACTCGTGAGCGCACTGGGACAAAAAGCCTGCGATCCGCTGCGGGGTGCTGATGCTGAACTCCGCGCAGGCATTGGCCACAGCATCCGCCCACTTCTCGGCAGTGGCCCGTTTCACCCCAGCGGCAACGATGTGGTGAACCTGCGGAATCATTTCTTGTCCTTATTCCGGCTGCCCAGAGACGACCCCAGGAGGAACTGGAACATGGATGCCACCATCGTGCCAAGGACAAAGCCAAGGATGGTGTCAGCAAAGCGGACATTGTCCTCGGGTATCTCGCCAAAGGTGATGAAGCCGATGTAGGCAGCCGACAGCACAGACCAAAACGACACGAAGTAGTAGACGAAGCGGCGCACCAGAGGGTCTTCCGAGTCCATCGCCTTGAGCTGCATGTCCCGTGCGCCCTGCATGTTCTTCAGGTCTATCTCGGCCATGAACTCTTCGTGCTTGGCTGCTTCAGCGCTCCACTTGGCGTAGTCCTCTTTGGTTGCCTCGCCCTCAGGCTTGAGCTGGATACCCATCTTGTCCTGGACGTAATCCACGCCCTTGTCGATGACGGCATCCGCCACCTTGTGCATGTTGTTCTGGATCAGTCCAGAGACGATCGAAGCGATGATCGGAAGCATCAGTTGCCCCTTTTGGTTAACATGGCGCTGGCGATTTCCAGCATGAATCTTACCTGGTCAAGGTCCTTGGGCGGCTCTGTCCAGCCTACAGTAACTTGGCCCACGAACCTGAAACTGTCTGGCGGCACGCTCACCCGGCAGGTGTATGCCACACCCTTCTCCAAGTACCACAGGCCTACCTCAGACTGCGCGTAGCGATATTCCCCGCAAGGAATCTCGTTGGTCATCAGCTTTACAACATCCGCATTGTTGGAAGGATTTTGGCTGAACAACCCGACGTCGATGTCTTCAATACTCTTGTCTCTGCCGTCCTTGGTGTAGGCCCGATACAGCACTCGACTGTTGAACAAGGGGTTGACCTTGAAGACTGCCACCACCGTAGCCCCAGTCTTCTTCATCAGCATCGAGCCCACATCGTCGGCTCGACTGGTATTGATCTCCGGCAGCTTTTTAGACTCCTTGTAGGCGTCTCGCATGAACTCCTGGTTCTGCCATAAGAAGTATCCGGAAAACGCCACGACGCCCATCACAAGGATGGCAAACAACTTGAATGGCGAGTCCACATACCCGAGCACTTTGTCGAGTGTGGTGTTGGCATTTAGCTTTTCGTCGCTCATCTTAGGTGCAGCATGTACAAAACAATGCCATAAATAATCAGCCCCGCCAGGATTACCGTAGCGATCCCGATCGCAATGTACTCAACCAGCCTCTCCATCTTTGCCTTGCGCAGCTTCGCAGCTCTTTCTGCGGCCTCTTGGGCTTCCCTGCGCTTGCGAGCAGCAGCGGCTTGAAACTTCACCCAGTCATTCCACATCCCCGGACGTCCAGCGTAGACCATGCGCTCCCGAAGCTCTTCTTCTTGCAGCCGGAGCTGCTCCAGCGCCATAAACTCTTCAAGGTCGGAGCCCCCGCCCTTCTTGGTGACGCTCTCTTGGATTTTTGCTTTGTTGTCAAAGTAATCAAAGACCTTGGAGCCCAAGGCTGACAGCTCCTTGCCGTTGGCAAGCGCTGCTTTGATTACCGAGAAAGCTGCATTTGCTGCTGCAATTTCTGCCAACATACCTGTCACCTAAACAACGGAATGACAACATGAGCACACCAAACAATGAGCCCAACAACAAGGACCGCAGCAATGAAACTAACGGCCCAATCTTTCATGCCTAGAGGGCCTCCTCAGTTACCACCAGCGTGCCGGTTGAGCTTGTAGCTGTGGGAGTCAGTATCGGTTGCGAACTGAGGCTGTTTGTAGGCGAGTAAGAAAAACCAGTCAAGCCTGCTGAGGTTGCAGTATTGCTCGTGACGTTGTAAGTGTATGTTCTGGAGTTTAAGACAACAGAGTTTCCTACCCCCGCGCCGCTGCCCGGCATTTTTAAAATGAAACTGCTGATTACGCTGTCGAGAGACTGCCTCACAGTCACATACATGTTGTCCGATGAGTCCATTGCGATGCGGGCACCCACCAGATATAGATTGTTAACTGATGACGACAAACTTCTCTGCCACACAAGTGCCCCGGTAGAGGCAACGTATTTGGCAAGTTGGACATCGCTGCCAGTCCTTGCCCCTGAAACGCTCATGCTGCCGCATACATAGACGTGTGTTTTACTGGCATCCATGCACACGTCATATATGATGAGTTCCAGGCTGGTATTGGCATTTTGAAGCAACTGCTGCCATGAAACAGCGCCATTCGAGGCGTATTTTATGAGAACTGCCGACCCGATAAAGGAGGAGTTGTATGCCGCCACCGTGTTGTAAAAAACCCCGCTCGATTCCCCCGCAGCGACCGCAATTCCTTCCTGTCTTTTGTTTCCTTCGGGGTCTCTTTGGGTTACGCCTACTACTGTTTCCCCCGTCGACTGAGAGCAGGTGAGGGCATGCCCGTCAAAAAAGTTAAATCCCCCGGAGCCGTTTATCCCAGTCATGACAAATTCACTTGTGGAACGGATAGCTACTGAGTAGGCCGTTTCAGAAAAGGTGCTGGTGGCCCCAATGTTTCTTTGATATTGAGTGGCCCCAGAGGAGTCAAACTTGGTAACGTACATGTCTGACGTTGCTGTGGTAAAGAGGTTTCCCCTGCCGACGCAATAAATACTGTCAGACGCATCTATTGCAATCGAGAAAAACTGCGTATTACCGTTTATGCGACGTTGCCATTGAACGACGCCACTGCTGCTGAGTTTTACCGCGTAGCCCGTGAGAATGGTGTTAAAGCTGTCGTATTTTGCACCAGCGATTACGACGTTACCCGCAGAGTCAATGTCAATGCCTCCCCCGAGTGGGTAGTCTGATCCATCGGCAAGGGTAGTCTGCCAGGTTATTGTTCCATCAAGAGCCATCCGTAAGACAGTTAGTTGCGTCGTTCCGGAAGCTGAGGTAGTTGCGGACAGGTTTAACTGATCGCTTTTCATACTTAAGGTAAGGTTGGAAACCTCTGCCCCGTTGGGGTTAGTTATGGACGCGAAGAATCCAACAGGCGCTGGGCCTCCCCCAAAACTGGTAATCAGGACGTTTAGGATTCCGCTCATGCCAGGTTCCCCGACACTACCGCACGTGTGGTGGTGATGAACAGGACGGTGGCCACGCCTCGCGTCTGTATGGTGAAAGAGCTGATGTCAGCGTCAGTACCAGCCTTGTAGACGTCCGTGACAGCGGAGCAGGTGCAAGAGATGCTGCCGCTGGTGTTGTTGAAGATGCTGATGACATCGCCTGCCGCAAACACCCCTGAAGGGACGACCACACTGCCTCCAGTTCCCAGTTCAACAAACTTGCCCACATCCGACGCCACCAGCGTGTAGCTGGTTGTCTTAGCACCGGACGGCGGGACATTGCGGTAGCCCACTTTGTTTGTGCCGTCCGCTGTGCAGTTGTCCAGGTTGCCGCTGGTGGGAGTCCCCAAAACGGGAGTGACAAGAGTGGGGGTGTTCGCAAAGACGTTGGCCCCGCTGCCCGTCTCGTCTGTCAGAGCCGCAGCCAGGTTGGCAGATGTGAACGATCCGAGAGAGGTGGCATTGCCCACTGAGGTGACCGCGCCGGTGAGGTTGGCGTTGGTCGTCACGTTGCCTGCTGTCAAGCCCGCCGCCGTGCCGGTGATGTTCGTTCCGACAAGGGTTGAAGGTGTGCCCAGGTTTGGCGTCACAAGGGTCGGGCTGTTCGCAAAGACGTTGGCCCCGCTGCCCGTTTCGTCGGTCAGCGCACCAGCCAAATCTGCAGAGCTGAAGGACCCAAGGGAGGTGGCAGTGCCCACAGATGTCACGGCCCCGGTGAGGTTGCCTACTCCGGCCGCGTTGATGGTCTGGTTTGGCCATGAGCCGGTGATCGTGACGTTTGTGCCTGCCACCAAGGCGGGAGCGGCTGTTCCCGTGCCACCGTTGGCAACAGGCAGCAGACCCGTCACGCCTGTCGACAGAGGCAGCCCGGTGACATTGGTCAGCGTTCCGCTGGAAGGCGTGCCCAAGGCCGGGGCAACCAGCGTCGGGCTGCTTGAAAGTACGACGTTGCCCGTCCCTGTCGAAGTCGTAACCCCTGTGCCGCCACTTGTGACAGGCAGCGCTGCACCAAGGGTGAGAGCGCTGAAGTGCGACACCGCATCAATCACATTCGTCCCATTGACAAACAGGTGCATCTTCGCGCCGTTGGGGACCGTGATACCTGTTCCTGCAGACGTCTTCACGGTGATGCTTTGGCCACCGGTCGTGCTGTTTTGCACGATGTACTGCTTTTGAATGGTCGGGACTACCAGTGCACGGGTCGCGGTCAGGGCGGTCGTGGACGTGGCGTTCAGCATCAAGGCTCGCGCTGTTTGCAGGGCAGGGCCCAGCAAGTCGGTGAGGTCAATGGTCAGGTCGGCGTCACTGGTAAACACCGGGTTGCCCAGGCCTGTGATGGCCTGCTCAATGGCTGTTCCAATGTTGGTGTTGGTCGTGTTGCCCCAAGTATTGGACTGCTCACCGCTGCCAATCAGTTCGAATTTAAGCGCTGAAAAAGTACTTGCCATGATTAAATCCCCATTTCCTCTGCAGTCTTGTCTTCAACTTTAACAGTGAAAACCTGGTTGTCTTCAATGTACGGTTCGCAGGACACCAGCTTCTGTGTCTCCCTGTCATGAGGCTTGAAGACCGTCACACCCAGGCAATTGTTCTGAACGAACCAATCAGCGTCAGGACCATTGGTGCTAAACGATGTGTCGGGGAAGAGATCGCGGTAGTAGCCCACCGTGATCTTGTCGTCTTCAATTTTTGCGATTTGCATTTTTTACCTCAAAATTCTGGGAATAGTGCTGTTGGTGGTGTGAAGTTGGTGGTGTATCGGGCGATACCGTTGGTGATGCGAAGGTCTTGTATGTAACCATTCATCGGAAAGGCAGATGTGACTACCCCTTGTCCAATTTCCAAAGCATAATTACCGGGGACGTAACTTGTCGTATTTGATGCAGACCCCCTAGAAATTCCATCAATATATATAGTTATTACTCCATTATTTCTTACCAAAGCGATGTGACTCCAAGTGTTGTTCGCCAGTGTTGACCCTGTAGTCAATACCACAGACGTTAGATTTGAATACCATCGAAGTTGATTATTGCCGTCGTTTTTGTACAGCCTCCAGCCTCCAGCTACCCCATAAGCTCGGCTAATGATTGATTGCCATGTACTGTTGACGTTGACAAAATTAACCCACATTTCAATAGTGAAGTTCGCCGTAAAATCCATACTAGGATTTGAAGGCGCTAGAAGATAATCTCCAGCTCCGTCAAAAGCAATCGAACTAAGCCCATACTTTTTTACGCTGGTGTTGACCTGAGCATTTCCAACAGTCTCAAAATCGTTAATTGTGGATGCGTCATAGATGCCGGCATTGGTTGCATTGAGCAGCAGTGATGTGTTTGTCACTGATGTAAGAGGGGTGTTTTGCGGGACAAACCTTGATGTGTATAGCGCCGTTCCTTGAATAACTCTCAGACTAGAAACATAACCAGAAAAAT